GATGCGTACAGGGAAACGCGGTGAAGCGTCGAACCTACGCGGCAAAAAACGACAGCCAGCGCAGGGTTTGACAGAATGTTACACACGGTTATATCGCTGCGGCGATCAACAAACAAAATATCATATGAGGAGGATAAGAAAATGGCACTTATCAAATGCCCCGAATGCGGGAAAGAATACTCAGAAAAGGCAGCTACATGTCCAAACTGCGGAGCGCCAAACGATTTATTAAATGGGAGCCAGCAGAATTTGAACGACCAGCTCCAGACGAGCGATACCACAAAAAAAACAAACACAGGGTTGAGCATAGCTGCTTTTGTTGTTTCACTTTTTAGTTTAATATTTGCACCTTTATCCATAATCTCGATTATTTTAATTATAATCGACGCTGTTAAGAATAAAAACAAAAAGCGCAAGAAGGGGCTTTGGATTGCCGCACTTGTTATATCAATCATTATGATCATAACTCTTTTTGTTCCGAAATCGGGTAACAACGATGCAGAACAGCACACAGTTGTGCAAGAAAATTCAAATGGCGACGTATCAGAAGGAGCCGATCCAATCGAAACGGAAACTAACATTCCGAAAGAATATATTGAGGTAACTGCGGATGACCTCGTTGATGCTCTGAACAGCAACGCGATGAAAGCACAGAATGATTACCTTGATAAATATCTGCAAATCACTGGAACATTAGGCACAATCGACAGCTCCGGGAAATATATCTCGATTGATTCGGAACAGTTTTCGTTGGCAACAATCCAATGTTACATGACTTCCGAGACACAAAAAGAACTGATTATGAATATGAAAAAGGGCGACCCTATCACAGTAAAAGGATATTGTAAAGATATGGGAGAAATCCTTGGATACCAGATAGATATTGAAGAAATAACAAATTAAAAAATAAAAAGCCCCGATGCTGGTAACACCGGGGCAATCAAGAAAACTATACAGCACATGAGGTGATGGTATGTTTTCCCTCGCAAGAAAAGTATACCACAGCCTCCTACACCTGCATAGGTGTATTTTTTATACCTAAAAGGAGGATTAACTATGGCAACAGCAAAAAAACTCCCGTCTGGATCATGGAGATGCCGTGTTTACGACTACACAGACGAAAACGGGAAAAAACACTATAAATCATTCACGTCTGACAATCCAAAGCCCGCAGGAAAGAGAGAGGCTGAGGCTGCCGCCGCTGCTTATGCAGTTTCAAAAAAAACTGCTGCTCCGCGTTCCTTAACTTTCCAGGCAGCCCTTGAGGCCTACATCGAAAAAAGGTCTGTCGTGCTGTCCCCTTCCAGCGTCCGGGAATATAAACGCGCCAGGAAAAATTATAAGGACTTGAAAGATATCCGAATAGATGACATAACCCAGGAGGATATCCAGAGGCATGTCAATGCGTTTACCGAAGGGCACTCCCCGAAGAGCGTCCGGGATAACCACGCTCTAATCAGTGCCGTATTAAGGGAGACGCGCCCCGATTTTGCACTGAACACCGTTCTCCCGCAGAAGATTCGACCGCAGCTCTATGTACCGACAGATGATGATATAAAAAAGGTTATGGAGGCAGCCAAAGGGACAGAAATGGAAATCCCAATCCTACTGGCAGCCTTCGGCCCCATGAGGCGCGGGGAAATCTGTGCGCTTGACCGAAGTGATATAGCTGGGACACGCGTCCATGTGCACCGCAACATGGTTCTAGATGAAAACAGAAAGTACATTATCAAATCCCCAAAATCATATGCTGGAGACCGTTTTATAGATTTTCCCTCCTTTATTACGGACCAGATTCCAAAAGGCAACGGCAGAGTGACGGAACTCAACCCGAATATGATCACCCAACGATTTAACCACGTCCTAAAGCATGCTGGAGTGCCGCACTTCCGATTCCACGATTGCCGGCATTACTGCGCGTCTATCATGCACGCAATCGGGGTTCCAGATGCTTATATTATGGAGCGCGGCGGCTGGGGGAATGATGGGACATTAAAAAACGTCTACCGCCATGCGATGGAAGACCAGCGCGAAAAGATGTCAAATAAGACCAACGGTCATTTTGACGCGATGTTCAATTCTCTGTAAGCATGTCATATTTCGTGTCATACTGTTGTTTATTTTAATATTTTAACGTACATATATATACTTTTAATAATATTACTATATATCCAAGAAATGCTTTAAAATCAGCATTCCCAGCAAATAAAGGAATTTCAAAGCATTATGCAAACCAGTTCAAGTCTTGTCACTCCGATTATCAGAAAGAACCTTGAGAGATTGAGGTTCTTTTTTTCATGCCAATAGAATGTTCGCATGGCGTGCATTCTATTATTCATGACAATAGAATGCTCACATGGGGTGCATTCTATTGTATTTCCCTGAAATCCTCAAAACATTCCGATTCAAAAAGCATCCGCAGAGATCAGCGACCCTGACAGCCTGTCGCCGCTGATTTCTGCGGATGCTTCTTTTCTCCATCTCTCTGTCCGTTCATCCAACCAGGCTGCACCGGACCGTCACACGCTTTCTTCCTCCATAGGTACAGGTAAACAGCGTCAGATCCCAGTCACCGGACAGCATCTCGTCTACTGCATAGGGATTTAAGGTTTCTACCTTTTCTACCTCATATTCGTATACGTCGCCCGAAACCGCTGTAAACTTCACCGTTGCACCCTCCGGCAAAAGTCCGATATTGCCAAAATGCCGTTTATAATTATGGGCGGCAATAATCAGGGAATTTTCCTCTGCACTTCCGGTGTAGCGGCAGGGTGCTTTTTTCAAGGACGGATAGCTCCAGGGATCCGCCACCGGCAGCGTAAGCTGCAGGGACGGAATTTCCAGCTCGCCAATCCAACAAAGCCCGTCTGCCTCCACAAAGGTCATCCCGCTGTTCTCATCCACAGGAAGCGCCTCCGACTCCTGCTCCACAGCAGTCAGCTCTTCTTCATAGGCCTCCAGGGACGCCTCCACCGCAGCTTCGGCACGGCTGCTGTCCCAGATATTATACGCGGAGATCCCCACTGCTCCTGCTGCCAGAAGGATCCCAAGCCCCATCAGAGCCTTGGAACAGTCTTTTTTTTTTCGACCGATCCACCATCCAAGAAACAGCAATCCTGCTCCTACTGTGGAAAGTGCCAGGATCGGCCAGCGCAGCTGTCCTGTCTGAGGCAGCTTCTCCGGTGTTTTCTGCTCCGGAGTGATTCCCGGTGTAACGATGGTCTCTGTCTTTTTCGGCGGCTTTTTCACCTCCGGCGTAGAGGGTTCCTCGGATTCTTCCGGCGGATACACCGGATCCGGAATTCTTTCGGCCTTCGGATTCACCGACATGTCATATAACAGCTGGGCGTTCAGATTCGTCGGGATCGACACCAGAGACGGATCGGTTCTGTATTTCTGCATCTGACCCGGAACCAGCAGATACAGACCGGTCTGCAGCCCTGTCCAGCTGATCTTTCCGTTTGCATCTGTTCTTTTCGTATCCCCGGAAATGTGATTTGCTCTCTGATACTCCAAAAGCGCTGCCGAAGCATCCTTAGACTGCTGTGCCGTCAGATTTTTCAGCTGCACGCCGCAGCCCTCAAAGCCGCCTGTCAGCTCCAGCACCGTATATCCTCCCCGATCCACCATTGCTGCAACCTGATACAGGGTAAACTCTGCATTTGCAACGGGCTCGTCCCGCATGGTGTCAAAAAGGATTTCGATGGAGCCTTTTTTGTCCGTATCCACGTCCTGCATCAAATTGGACGAGCTGCTCTGACTCTGCTGTGCACAGACGTCCTGCTTCCAGCCACTGCAAAGGGATAATACCATGGCCAGTGCAAGCAGCCAGCCCTTTACCCCTTGTCTGATCCGGATTTTTCTTCCTTTCATTTTCTTCCTCACTTTCTGCTGCAGCTGCAGCAT